AACAAGTACGAGGCCCCCGCGGTTGTCCGCCTGGCCTCGGCAGCCTGACACCCACCCCACCCGAGAGGACATGACGTGCCCACCATCGAGAAGATCGCCCGGTACCTGACTGACGACCGGGCCCAGGACATCATCGACACCGCCTCGTACGGAGGGATCACGTACTGGGCGACCGAGCCGACCGCGGAGGAGTTCGCCGGCCTGCCCGAGGGCAAGCGGTGGACGATCGTCGAGGGCCAGGGTCCGTGCCCCATCTTCGGGGGTGAGCGGGAGGTCGAGGCGGTGCACTACCTGAGCCCTGACCAGATACGCGAGGCGTACAGCAAGCTCCTCGACCTGGACCAGGAGTACGTGAACCGCGAGTACCACGGGTACATCGTCGGGTCCTGGACCGACCGCACTGAGGAGGACGGCATCGAGACCGGGGACATCGACGCGGGCACGGCGGACATCATCGTGCAGCTCGCTGCGCTGGGTGAGATCCGGTACGGCTGACACGTTGTGTAACTTGGACAGAGTGTGTTACTTTCACTGAGTCGAAACCCCCCAACCAGGGGGGGTCGGGCGGAGCGGATCTCCGTCCCTGATGATGGCAACCAGTGTGAAAGTTGGTCAGACATGAAGGTCGAGCGCGATGTCCACGAGGTCGAGGTCTCGGCGGGCAAGCTGTACGTGATGGTCCTCTCGGCGGAGCGCCGGACGTACGGCGGAGGGTGGCGCGGAGAGACGTCGACCGAGGAGATCAAGGGCCGCGTGTGGCTGGCGACGGACCCCGAGTTCAAGGGTGACGTCGAGCTCGGGTACGTGAAGGTCCGGGGTCGGAAGTACACCATCGAGCACCCGATCCAGCGCCTCCCCGAGGGACAGGCCCGGATCAACCACGAGACCGGGATCACGTGGCGCTGGAACTCCGAGTCCAGCTACATGGGCGGGTTCCGCAACGACAAGCACCAGCAGGTGAGCTTCCAGTCGAAGGCGTGGGACTCGCTGGGTGCCATCGAGCGCGAGGCGCTGGACAAGTTCGCCGAGGAGCACCCCGAGTGGGAGCAGGAGAGCTCGCGCCTGCTGTTCGAGCGGGAGCGTGACCACTTCATCGACAAGGCGCGGAAGCTGACCGTCGAGGCGGACCAGGCCGACATTCAGGCGGCTCTGTGGCAGAAGCGCATCGACGACATGGCCTCCTGATTCCCCACTCCCACCGCATGACGCGAGGCGGGGCCGAAGTCAAGTCGGCCCCGTCCCGCTCCCCCAACAGTACGAGAGGACCCCCTGATGGGACGCATGAAGGACATCGCGATCGACCTGATCAGCTACGAGCTCGGCGAGCTGGACGACGGCGAGGTGCTGGAGCTGTTCGCCACGCTGATCAAGAGCGGCATGGCATGGACCCTGCAAGGCACGTACGGCAGGACCGCGGACCGCCTGATCGAGGCCGGCCTGATCTCCCGCACGGGTGACGTCTGGGTCGAGGTGCTGGCCGCATGAGCGCGCAGACGGAGAGCAAGCTGCCTCGCCAGCTCGCGGCCCGCATGGATGCGGACCTTGCCCGGAACGTGGCGGCCCTCGCCGCGACCGGCCTGACGTACAGCGACATCGTGAAGCGGTCGGTCGCACTGTTCGCCGAGGTGTACCAGGTCGCGGTCGACAACCGAGTCGCCCAGCCGCACGAGATCCCCACCCTGATCGCCTACAAGTACAAGCTCCCGCCGCGCTGGCAGCCGCCGCGCACCGGAGAGATCCACCTTCCCCGCCTGAACCTCACCAAGGAGAACTGACATGAAGCTCACCGCCAAGATCACCACCGCCGTCGCCATCGCCGCCGCTTTCCTGCTCGGCGCCGCAACGCAGACGACGGAGGCCGCGCCCGTGAAGGTGGAGTCGGTTGCCTCCTGGTCCTCGGCCACCACGCTGAAGCTTCCGACCCGCCCATGCACGGAGGACAACACGATCGTCCGCTCCTGCTACTGGGACGCGGCCAAGCTGGGCAACGGCAAGGGCTACTCGTACGTGATCGACGCCCGAGGGAACGTGATCTACCTGAACCCCAAGCTGAACGACCAGGCCGCCCGCCTGAAGTTCAACGCCGCCCAGAGCAAGGCGGGCAAGGAGCACTGGGGCACGGTCGATGGTCATCAGTTCTGCTGGGCCAAGGTGGGTGACACCTCGTACATCGAGTGCTTCGACGGGTACAAGACGACGTCCTGATCTCAGAGCCCAGTGTGTAAGTTTCGCCGAAACCTCCCGGAGGGAGGTCGGGGTGTGGTGGCTCGCACCTCCTGATGATGGCAGCCGTGACGAGAGGGGCACGACAGTGAGCGAGAAGCGGTACCGCCTGGGCAAGTCCGAGGTCAGCGGTCTCGGAAAGCTGTACCTCGCGGGTGGACAGCACCTGAAGCGCGAGGAGATCGGCCTGTCCAATCCTGAGTACGCGGTCTTCGCGAAGCTGGCCTGGTTCGGCCTGGCCCAGCGCGAGGATGAACAGCGCTGGTCGATCACCGAGCAGGGCATCGCGTTCGTCGAGGGTCGGGTGCGCGTCCCCTCTGTTGCCATCACCTCCGACCGAGAGTTCACGGGCCTGGCGGGCGAGCTCGTCAAGGCGGGCGAGCTCAACGCCGAGTTCCACTTCGAGGCGGCCTGATCATGACTGACTTGATCATCGGACTCAGCGGCTACTCGCGAGCCGGTAAGGACACCGCAGCCCAGGCCCTGGTCGATCAGGGCTGGCGCCGGGCGGGGTACGCGGACAAGCTGCGTGACTTTCTGTACGCGCTGGACCCGCTGATCCCTGGCCACTACGGGGCGGGCACGCTGCGCCTGCGGAAGCTGATCGACTCCGCCGGGTGGGAGTACGTGAAGGTGACGTACCCCGAGGTGCGGGCCCTGCTCCAGCGCGCTGGCACTGATGCCGGCCGCCGGGTCCTGGGTGCGAACGTGTGGGTGGATGCCCTGTTCCGTGAGCACGAGGACGCGCCGGCCCTGGTCGTCTCCGACGTGCGGTTCCCGAACGAGGCGCAGGCTGTCGCCGACCGGGGCGGCATCGTGCTCCGGGTGGACAGGCCGGGCGTCGGGCCCAAGCGGAGCCGCAACGGTGAGGTGCACGAGTCCGAGGTCGCGCTGGACGACTGGCCCTTCGATCACCGGCTGATCAACGACGGCACGCCCGCTGACCTGCACGAGAAGCTGCGCGGGATCACGAACCTGATCGTGCACAAGTTGCACATCGCGGCGTGAGTGTGTAAGTTGGACAGCATCACGGAGATCCGGGAGCTCGACGAACTGCCTGATGGATCGGTGGTCGAGCTCCTGGACAAGAGGGGCAGCCAGCGCGTGAAGCGCGAGGGCCACTGGCGGGACCTCACCAAGGCGCCAGACACCACCTGGAACGTGAACACCTACGTCAACACCCGACGCTACGGAGCGCGGGTCATCGAGAGGACTGAGCAGTGAGCGACCCCATACAGAACCTGGTCGAGGTCATCCGTCAGCAGGAATCGCAGAACACGGAGACGCTGAAGGACCAGGTCCGCGCCCTGATCGAGAAGTACAGGGGCAACGAGGCCGGCCGCCAGGCGACGCTCGACAAGCTCGTCGAGGAGGGTGAGTACGAGGGGACGTACGCCTACGACTCGGCCCTGACCGACAACGAGGGCGACGCCGCGGATGACCTGGGTGGCCTGCTGCGTCAGCTCTCCGAGCTGGTCGGCGCCTGAGTGCGGCTGACGCCGAGGGCCCACGAGATACAGCGGGTCGTCGACATCCTCGAAGATCCCACCTTCGAGAATCCGGACCAGATGGCGAAGGCCCTGATCAAGGAGGTCGCCGACATCGTCCAGATGCGGGACCTGTTCGTGATGGTCCACACCTGGGAGAGCGGACACAAGGGCCTGAACTTCGGACCCTTCGGCTCGACCGCCGAGGCGGAAGCCTTCGCCAAGAAGATGTCCTTCGGAGGTACCGGCCGGCTCGTGCCGCTGACGTCCTCCGGGATCATGCTCGCGAACCATGACGGCAAGGCCGGCTGGCCCGGCTACTGCTACGACCCCCACTGTGGTCACGCCCCCTGGACGCACGCCATCGAAGGCGCCAGTCGCGGGAAGTGCCACCTCGCACAGTGCACCTGCACCAAGTTCATCAAGGACGACCCCAACAAGAAGAAGACGACCAGGAAGAAGGCAGCCACGACGAAGGCTGTAGCGCACACGATCAACGAACTGTAAGGAGGCGGCCACCAATGACCTGCAACAAGACGGTGGACTGGAGAACCTGCGACTGTGGCCTGAAGCGAGGCTTCACCAGTCGAGTCGAGGCTGAGAAGGCGATGGGTCGGGCTCAGGCCAAGAGGACCCGACGCGCTGACGCCAACGGCACCCGCCGAGGAATGCGGGTCGAGCGCCGCTCCTACGAATGCGACTTCGGTATGTGGCACCTGACGTCCGAGAACCGCAGCACCTACGAGACCCGCTTTTACAACGACCCGAGTGTGTAAGTTGCACACCGTGAACGAGGAGGTAGCACAGTGACGAACGGTTGGAACTGGATTCACGAGGGCCAGCGGATCGCCGAGCAGGCTCGGGGGACGGACCTGGAGCAGATCAAGGCGGAGTCCCTGGTCTTCCAGGACTCGGAGACGATGGCGCTGAAGACGGTGCAGGCCGAGCCGGCGCCCGGTGTCGGTGGCTTCGCGGGAGAGTTCGCCGAGCTGGTCAAGGAGGTCGAGCTGTGTCGCGCCGGCCACTGTGAGGCGGCCTACAAGCAGAACGACCAGGGCGGCGAGGCCCGGTACGTGGTGCAGAAGATCGCCCAGGTCGTGGGCCTGCCGCTCGGTGACGCCATCGTGGGCGGGAACATCTGGAGCCCGCAGAACATGGGCCGTGTGATCGCCGCCGTCCAGGAGCTGGTGAACGAGCAGGACACGCACCGCCAGGAGCTCGCCTCTCGGGACGGCAAGGACGTGCGAACGGTCGCCGCCCTGCGCGAGGCCCTGGTCCACCTCGGTGAGGCAGTGTGAAAGTTTCGCAGCGAGACAACCGCCCCGTGATCGTGACGTTCATGCTCGCGATCTTCGTACTCGGGATGCTGACCGGCGCCGTCATCACCGACCACGCATGGAAGGCCCGGACGTACGAGACCCGCGAAGACCAGGAGGTAGCCACCGTATGATCACCGCCCGCACAGACGTCACCGTCGAGCTGGTCAAGCACTCTGCCACTGACTCCGACGTCGCCACCGCGGCCCGCGTCTCCACCATCGGAGGCTCGCACGAGAGGGTCGTCGACCTGGCCAGCGACACCGGCCTGATCAACTACCTGATGCGGGACCGGCACGGGTCGCCCTTCGAGCACACCTCGTTCACGTTCTACGTCGAGGCGCCCCTGTTCGTGGCGCGCGAGCACTTCCGTCACCGTGCTGGCCACTCGTACAACGAAGAGTCGGGCAGGTACAAGGAACTCCAGCCCGTCTTCTACGTGCCCGGCCCCGACCGCAACCTGGTGCAGGTGGGCAAGCCTGGCCGCTACACCTTCGAGCCTGGCGGAGCCGCGCTCCATTCCCAGACGACCACCGCCATGATCACCGCCTACGAGGACGCCTACCAGACGTACAGCGGGCTGCTCGGGGCCGGCGTCGCCCGCGAGGTGGCGCGCATGGTCCTCCCGGTGGGCATCTTCACCAGCTACTACGTCACCTGCAACGCCCGCTCCCTGATGCACTTCCTCGGACTGCGCACCATCAGCCAGATCGGCACGTTCCCCAGCTTCCCCCAGCGGGAGATCGAGATGGTCGCCGAGCGGATGGAAGACCACCTGGCCGAGCGGATGCCGATCACGTACACCGCCTTCAACCGCAACGGGCGGGTGGCGCCGTGAGTAGCCAGTATCCGCAGGTGCGCGCCGAGTGGCGCGAGGTCGAGTGGAGCGAGGCGAAGCGTGCAAGGTTCGCAGCGCTGGTCATGCGACTCGTCGAGCCCGACGAGGGCGAGACACCTACTCCGTAGGCAAACAAGCACACAGCAACGTACAATTTTCACACCAGCAGCCACACTTACACAGTGCTGGCTGCTGGTGTTTTTGTGTAACTGTCACGAGGGGACACCGTGAGCAAGACGCTACTGCCTGGCCAGACGTTTCGTCGGCGCATACGCGTCGCCATCTACCGGCGTGTGAGCACGAACAAGCAGGTCGACGGCTTCGGCCTGGGTGCACAGGAGGAGCTGTGCCGACGCTGGCTCGACCTGGTGTTGGGCGCTGGCAACTACGTGATCGTGGACATCTACACGGACGGCGGCGTATCCGGGAAGCTCGCCGAGCGCGACGAGCTGGAGCGCATGAACCACGACATCGCCCTGA